GTCAGTCGCGTATTCGCCGAAGCTGGTCGATGCGATCTGCGCGCGGCTGTCGATCGGAGAGACCTGGCTGGCGATCAGCAAAGACGACGGCATGCCGTCGTACCAGGCGCTGTATCAGTGGCGCAAGAAGAGGCCGGGCGTCGAGGGAAAGGTGGAGATGGCCCGTCAGATGGGGGTCGACGCCCTTGCCGATGAGCTTCTGGACACGGCGCGCGCGGTGACAACGGCCACGGTCAGCACCACCAAGGTCCATGTGGATGGGCTGAAGTGGGCGACGGGCAGGGCCTCGCCGTTGCGCCATGGGGCCAGGGTTGCGACGGCGGTGCCGAAGGGTGCGGGCGAGATGCACATCGGGGTGCGGCGGTTCGAGAAGTTGGTCGGTGAGGATGGCCGGGCGTTCCTGAGGGAAATTCTGCTGGAGGGGGAACAGTGACGCAGGTGGTGGAGGCTGAAGCGACAGAAGCCGTGCCGATGCTGCGCGTGCCGAGCAGGTGGGTTCCGCGCCCGTATCAGTATGAGTTGTGGGAGAAGCTTTGCGACGGGGCCACGCGGGCCGACGTGGCGGCGCACCGGCGATGGGGCAAGGACGAGGTGGCGCTGCACTGGGCAGCGTGGGCGGTACACAACAGGCCGGGGGGCTACTGGCATCTGCTGCCCGAGGCCAGTCAGGGGCGCAAGGCGATCTGGGACGCGGTCAATCCGCATACCGGGGCGCGGCGGATCGAGGAAGCGTTCGCGGACCTTAGCCCCACCTACCACGACAGCGAGATGATGGTGCGGTTTGGCAACGGCTCGACCTGGCAGGTGCTGGGGTCGGACAATCACGACAGCCTGATGGGGGCGTCGGTGGTCGGCGTGGTGTTTTCCGAGTGGTCGCTGGCCCGGCCGGATTCGTGGGCCTACATCCGGCCGATCCTGCTGGAGAACAACGGCTGGGCGCTGTTTCTGTGGACCCCGCGCGGGCGCAACCACGCGACCACAGCGTTCGAGAGCCGTCAGCAGGACGATGAGTGGTTCACCCTGCGCGCGCCGGCGACAGAGACCGACGTGTTCACGCCCGAACAGCTGGATCGCGAACGCCGCGAACTGGTGGCAGAGCTGGGATCGGAGGGGGAGGGGCGGGCGAAGTTTGCGTCCGAGTATCTGGTGGATTTCGATGCCGCCGCTCCCGGGGCCTATTATGCCGAGGCGTTGGGGGACGCGCGGGAGGCGGGGCGGATCTCGACGGTGCCGGTGGACCCGTCGCTCAGGGTGGATACGGCCTGGGACCTGGGCATCGATGACTATACGTCGATCTGGTACTTCCAGCAGGTGGGCCGCGAAATCCGGGTGGTCGACTATTACGAAACCAGCGGGGTCGGGTTGGACAGCATCGTACGCGAGGCGATTGCGGCCAAGCCGTACACCTGGGGCACCCACCACCTGCCGCACGACGTAATGGTGCGCGAGCTGTCGTCGTCGCGGTCGCGGTATGAGACGCTGGGGTCGCTGGGGTTGACGCGGATCGTGGTGGGCTCGCCGGCCAACCCGGAAGAGCGGGTCAATGCGGCCAGGCTGATGATCCCGATTTGCTGGTTCGACGCCGGGCGGTGCGCGGCGGGACTGGAGCGGTTGCGCACCTATCGCAAGCGCTGGAGCCGGGCGATCCGCAGCTTTGGCGGGCCGCTGCACGATCAGGCCAGCCATGGTGCCGATGCGTTCGGGGAGTTTGCGCTGAGCCGGCGCGGGGCGGTGTCGGTGCCGCCCGACGCGCGGCGGACCCGGCCATCCGGAGCGCTGTCCTGGATGGGCTGAGGGACGTTAATTGATCCGCTGAAGGCACCGTTAAGGGCGTTGGCGTACAAGGCTGGTCGGGGGCGCGCTGCGGCAGGAGGCGGCGATATGCCTGATCTGGTAGTGCAGATATTCGACCTGATGCTGGCTCGGCCCCTGACGACGCTGGGCTGTGCGATTGCGGCGGTGCTCTATGTGCAGCTGATGGCGGGGCCACGGGTGCGATAGGGCATTGATGTCTCGACGGAACCAACGTCGGCCCAGGACCGTTGACGCCCCAGAAATGGGAGGACTTCAGACATGAGTGGTGTTGGGATTATCGGCGCCATCCTGATCGGCATTCTGGCCGGCTGGATCGCGGAGAAGGTTATGAAGCGTAACCACGGCCTGATGATCAATCTGGTGGTCGGCGTGGTCGGTGCGTTCCTGGGCAGTTTCCTGTTCGGCGCGCTGGGACTGGGCGCCAGCATGGGATCGGGCGTGATCCCGAGCCTGGTGGTGGCCACCCTGGGAGCGATCCTGTTGCTGTTCATCGTGGGCCTGGTGCGCAAGCGCGCGTAAGTCTCGCCTGATCGTCTGGTGTTGCGCTTGACAGTTGTTATTACGTGTGTAGTCTTACATTTCTACACACGTAATAATCAGCTGGGAGGCCGCCGTGACGATCAACGTTCTGAAAAGACTATCTATTGCCGCCACGTTGGCAATGAGCGCCGGGGTAGCGAGGGCGCAAGCTGCCGTCGAAACGGTCCAGTCCGGTCCCGCCGTCGGATATGCGGTTGTGCCCGCTTCGGAGCGCCTGACCATCGGCGGGGTATTTGCCGACGCGTCTATCGAAATGAAGCTGGCCTTTGTGATCCTGTTGATCTCGACGCTGGCGGCGTTGGCCGTCTGGACGTCAAGCCTGGCGAAAGTGGGCCAGGCTGACGCAAAGGGTCTGGCCGGTGCCTTGGGACGTCTGCGCATCGTGCGGTCCGGCGCTCTGCCGTTCGGCTGTCTGGCCGCCAGCTACATCCTGTTTTCCGGCTTCCTCGGCATCTCGAATGTGCGTCCGGCACCGAGCATCACGGTGATGGCACCTGGCTGGGCAGAAGCCGCTCTGGCGGTGATGCTGGGCCTGCTGGCCACCACCGTGGCGGTGGTCTGCGAGCGGCATCTGGAAGGCCGGATCCGGCGCGCGGCGGCCTGGCTTGGCCGATCCGCGCATTACCGAGGCCGAGAGCCGCGTGATGGCGGTGGTGTGGGATCTGGACGGGGCCGGTTTCGATGAGATCCTGGCCGCCGTCGGCCCCGTCAACGCCTGGGGTGCGCCGACCGTACGCACCCTGATCCACCGGTTGATCGGCAAGGCCGTGCTGGTGTCGGAACGCCGGCGCGGGCGTACGGTCTATGTGGCCCGGGTGAGCCGTGACGTATGGCTGACGACGGAAGGGCGCGGCATGCTGGACCGGCTGTTCGACGGACGGCTGGCCGGGCTGGTGGCGCACCTGACCCGCGAGCGGGCGGTGGCCCCGGACGACCTGGCGAGGCTGAAGCGGCTGGTCGCACAGCTGGACGCCGAGGCGGAGGAATAGGCGGCGAACCGAACCGCCCGCCCGCGCGTTGAAATGCCTATGAGCCTCGACAAGACCTTCGCCAAGTTCGCCAACAAGACCGCCCAGATCACCGGCAGCCCCTGGGCGTTCCTGATGTGTGTGGCCCTGGTGCTGGGGTGGGCGGCCAGCGGGCCGATTTTCAAGTTTTCGGAAACCTGGCAGCTGGTGATCAATACCAGCACCACGATCATCACCTTCCTGATGGTGTTCCTGATCCAGAACACCCAGAACCGAGACGGCGCGGCGATCCAGGCCAAGCTGGACGACCTGATCCTGACCTCCAGTGCCGACGACAAATTTGTCGGCGTTGAATCCCTGACGGACAAGGAATTGGCGGCCTTGCGCACCCGCTGCGAAGCGCGCGCCAAGGCGCACCAGGACGTGCACGCGCGGGTGTCGAAGGAAACGCAGGCCCGCGCCGGGAAGCTGCCTGCAGGCAAGACGCCGGTGCGGCGGGCGCGGCGTAAGCCGGCGTAAGCTAGCGTTCAATTTGTTCACGTTTTGTCTTGACATCGGCGCGCAAATTCGGTAGGGTTTTTTCAGCGTCAGGGATTGCGCCTTCGGAGGCTTCGCGTCTCCGTGATCGGGGGCCGGCTTGCCTTCGCCTTTGTTTGATCCCGGCGCCGCCAGCGTGGCGGCAGCCTCCCCATTTCGCATTCCAGGAGACCAACATGGCTGCGATGCCTCGCGGTGAGCCGCGTACTGTGCCCGATCCCGCTGGGGAGCTCTATGACCGGGAAATGGCGAAGGTCAGGGCGAAACGGATCGCCGCTGAGCAATACGCGTCTGCCTCGCCGGTTGATCGTGTGGCGCAGCGGTTCAGGGATTTTCAGGATGGTGCTGACATTCCAAGACCTTCTACGGCACAGACCTTTATTCCGGTGATCGGCCCGGCGTGGGAGGCTGCGGGCAACATCCAGGACGGCGAGTACGGAAAGGCTGCATTCAACGGCGCGATGGCGCTCGCTGATGTCTTGCCGTTTGGCGTCGCCCTGAAGGGCGCGCGGTCGTTGTCGAAAGGTATCGGGATTCTGAAGGGTGGGTCTGTCACGGCAAACGCTTCCCAGAAGGCCATCAAGAAGGCTGGTCTCACTGGACCCGGCCGGGAAGTTCACCATACGATTCCGCTGAAAGGGTTCAGTCGAACCCGGCAAGACCCCAGAAACCACTTTGCCCTGTTGAAAGTCATGCCGAAGGATCAGCATCGGCGGCTCACAGGAAGTTGGGCCGGCAAGCCGAAGTATGGTCCGGTCGGACAGGTCTGGTACGGTACGACAGACTGGATGAAGGCGGTTCCAACGGGCGTCGGGGGGTATCTGATCGACGCGGGGCAGAACGTGATCCAGCCGCCACGTCCCA